AAGAGCTTATCCTTTCTGCTCGGTTTCCGAGCGCTGCTTTAAAATGTCCACGGCCTTGGTGATCGCTGCCGGGATTGGCAGTCCCATCAAGCCCGCGTTTTCGATGATGGAAATGGTCTCGTTGCAGATAAAGCCGATCACAACGGCATCCCGCACAAAGGTGGAACCCATCACGGCATCCAGCCTGCAGGCCACCAGCACGATCAGCAGCGTTTCGCCCTTGCGGCACAGGCCCTTCCAGCCTGCGCGGCTTTCCAGCGTGCCGCTTTTGGTCTTGGGGCTTGCATGGAACACTCCTGCCACGATCAGCCCGGTGATGTAGTCGATGGCCATAAAGATGATGAGCGTCTGCAGCGCTGCGTCCCACCCGCCAAACAGGCTGGAAAACGCAGCGCCCAACGCACCCACCGCCATGCAGAAATAATCTTTCAAAACGTCACCCCCCTCACAGTGTCCACCGGCTCTTGTTCGGGCGGGTGTCTACATGCACCCAGCCCTTTGCCCGGCCTGACTTGACCGGGTAGCGGCCCACGCCGCCCCAGCCGGGCATCAGGCTTTCGGCGTAGGCGGCCACAGCCAGTGGGTCGGTGTCCTGCACCTGAATGTCAGCGGCCCGGCCCAGCAGGTGCTGGCTGGATCTGGAGCCGCCCACCTTGGTGTTGTGGCTGGCGGTGCGGTAGCCGCTGGTGATGGTCACCGGCTTGCCGAAGTGCTCCCGGATGCACTGCAGCAGCACCACAAGACCCTCGTCAATGAGGATGGTGTCGGTGCCGTCGCGGCAGCGGAATTCCCGCACACGGAACGCGGGAGAGAGCTGCTTTGCACCATCATTCTTCAAACTGTACTGCTTGATTGCCATATGTATCACGTCCTTTCATAGGATCAAGCCACGGGCTTATTTTTCCAATTCTGCCTTGATGGCTTCCAGATCGTCCGTGGTCAGGGACGGGTAGTCGGCGGCGATGTCTTCAAAGACTTCACCGGCGGCAATGCGGATTTTGAAAGCGCGGGTCATAATGCGAAGTTTGAGTGCGTTCAGGGTTTTCATAAAAATCAGCCTCCAATCAAATCAGCCATCATCAAAATAATATCGTTGTTTGCGGCTTCCAGCGCGTCCACGCGCTCCGGCAGCTTCTTCCGTGCTTCGGCCTTTTTGCGTGCTTCTTCCTGCGCGGCCAACTCTTCGTCCGTATAACGGATGTATCTCTGCACCGGCACCTGTTCGGTCCATGCGGCCTGCGCAGGCACGCCCGGCACATCCACCACCCGCTGCACGTCCTTGCCGCCGTTGGGGTACTCCGCCACCGTCTCGTAGTGGCTCACTTCCTCCACGCCTTCCACGGCGGGATGCTCCACTGGCTCGGTGTCGTCCACCAGATACCCAAGCGTCAGGTCAGGGTTTTCAATGGCTGCACCGTTCTCGTCAATGATCTTCATGGTTCAAAACCTCCTTTCTCAGGCCACGCGCCGCCAGATGTGCACATAGTAGGCGGCAGGCTGCACGGTGGCGCTGCGGCCGTAGATGGCATTAGACTTGGACGCATCCAGACTGAACTTATATACATCAGAAAAGGAATTGTATTCGCCCGTAGATGCGATCAGATCGCCGGCAGTGAATGCGCCGGATACCTTATGTTCACCCTTTTTTACATCCGCGACAAAAGAGCCTGTGATGTTCGGCAGTCCGGCCTCCACGGTGGTGCCCGCTGCGTGGCCGCTGCCAGCACCCATCAGTACCCGGTTCTGCGCAATCTCCTGCCATGTACCGCCGAACAGTGCGGCAGGGCTTGTACGTGCGGTGCTCTGGTAGATGCTGCCCACGGGAAAAGGATCCACGCTTTTCAAGCTTTTCAACAGCGCATCCACCTCGGCACGGGTATAAAAGCTGCCACCCCTCATGGATTCGATCACGGCCTTCCACTGCTGCACCAGCGTGCCGGTGGGGATGCNGACTGAACTTATATACATCAGAAAAGGAATTGTATTCGCCCGTAGATGCGATCAGATCGCCGGCAGTGAATGCGCCGGATACCTTATGTTCACCCTTTTTTACATCCGCGACAAAAGAGCCTGTGATGTTCGGCAGTCCGGCCTCCACGGTGGTGCCCGCTGCGTGGCCGCTGCCAGCACCCATCAGTACCCGGTTCTGCGCAATCTCCTGCCATGTACCGCCGAACAGTGCGGCAGGGCTTGTACGTGCGGTGCTCTGGTAGATGCTGCCCACGGGGTAAGGGTCCGGGGCAGTACCGCCCGCCAGATGCAGCGTGCCGTCTGCATCTGCCGTGAAGTCGTCACTCAGCTTGACACCGCCCAGCGTGGTGGTGGTGGCGGCGGGGAGGGTGTAGTGCACGGTGTCGCCGCTGCCAAAGGTCAGCACCAGTTCTCCGTTTTGCAGCTCTGCACTCTTCAGGTAGTCACCGCTTCCCTTTTCCACCGCACCCACGTCGTCCGCAGTCAACGGGGTATTCTTTCCGGTGCCGCCATGTGCTGCGGGCAGGATGCCGGTCATGTTTTCCAGTGCCGTGGTGTCCTTGGTCTGCATGGTCTTCGTGCTTCCGTCGCCGAAGGTCAGTGTCAGGGTGCGGTCTGTCAGCGAAATGCTCTTCACGTAGCCCGCGCTGTTCGCTCCCACCGCACCAAGATCCTCCGCCGTCAGAGTCACAACGCCGCCCCTGCCGTTCACGCTTACCACCGCGCCATCTTCGGGCGGCGCAAAATTCTCGGCACGATCTGCAGCCCGCTGCGCCCGCTCCGCATCGCCTTGGGCGCTGCCTGCCGCTTCCTGTGCCATTTTTGCCGCCCTTGCCGCGTTCGCTCCGGCTGTCGCTGCAGTGTCTGCGTCCTGCTTTGCTGCTGCGGCCGCGTTCCGCGCTTCCTTTGCGCTTTCCTGTGCCCCGGTCGCATATCCCAGCACCCGCGCCACAAAAAGCTCGTACTGCGTCGGGCTGATCTCTGCATCGCCGTCTGTGTTCAGTGTTTCATAGCAGTCATACCGGGCCGGTCGGGTCAACGCCCGGTATCCGTCCTCACCCAGAGCCAGCAGCATCCAGCTGCCGCAGGGGCTGGCGGTAAATTCCTTGCCCACTGCTGCGCTGTGCTCCTCGTCCAGCAGGATCGGTGTCGGCAGTGTGCCGTCCTGCCGCTGGATGTGCAGCGTCACGGCACATCCGGCCCACTCCTGCGGCAGCTCAAACTTCAGCCTTTCCACATTGGCGCTGCTCTGCCCGCCCAGATGCAGCACCCGCATCTCCGGGCCAAACTCCACACCGCCAAAGTTTTTCCGAATAATTTTCACCCGCATCCCGCTGCCTCCTTCCGTCCTTCTCAGCCTATCACACAAACGTCCGTAATAACACTGCGGACTTTTTTCAAACTTTTCCATTTCAAAAGAACCACATATACAAATCCCACGGCGTGAAATTCATCGCGCCGGGGGATTTTTCTTTTCTTACCTCACTGCCGCATACGGGTCCGGTTCCGGTCCTTCCTCTGCTTTCTTTTCTGCCTCCTTCACCCACTGGGCAAAGTTTTTCTCCGTGTACAGCTCTTTGCCGTCCGCGTCCTTGAGCGCCAACAGCATTTCTTCCATCTGCTGCCGGTCTGCATCACTGCCCGCAAGGTATTCCGGCTTTGCCGTCTCGGTGATCTTGCTTTTAAGTGTCGTCGCGCTCTTGCCCGCCTTCGCCAGCCTGTCATATTCTTCCTGCACAGCACCTGCGTCCCAACTGTCCACAGCTTCCACAAGGTCATCTGTCGCGCTGGCGTTGTCGCCCTTCAGCTGCGTTTCGGCCAGCTGGTTCACCGCGCCGGTCACGCAGTCCACCACATCCCCGCGCTTTCCCTTCGGCAGGCCCAGCACTTCGCTCAGCTGTTCGATCATCTCGTTTTCCAGCTCGTACCGCTTCTGGTCGTTTCCTGCATTCTGCTCTTCAGCAGCCTGCCGCACCCGCACGTCGTACTTTACAAGGCGGCTCTTCAGCTGGCTGTACATTTTGTTTTCCGCAATGGTTCCCGCTTCCACCATAGCGTTCAGCTTCTCCACTGCGGCCTTTGCTTCGTCGCTGTCGCCGCCGGCATAGGCGTTGTACAGCCGGTCATACTGGCCGGTGGCGCTTTGCGGCACAGAATTAAAGCTGAACTGTCCTCCGTGCGCAAGATTTTCAAGGTCACCATAGTAGCCCTTTACCGCTTCTACAATCTTCCGTCCATTGCCGTAGGGTACACCCGCCACTTCAAAGCTGTCCTCCAGCAGCGTCATGCTGCGCTGCATCAGCTTATTGTGGTGCTTTTGCAGCTGTTCTTCGTCCATTTCACTGGTGTCTTTCCGGAACTCCGCAAAAAACTTCTGCACATCTCCGGCCAGATCATTCACCACGCTGATGCTTGCTGCACTCAGCACGTCGTAATCCTTACCGTTCACAGCATTGTCGATCAGACTGTATAACTCACTTCCGTACAAAAAGTTTCCCGCAAAACTTTCTGTGTACAGGCTTGCAAACCGTTTCCACATGCTCTTCACGGTCACATCGCCGTTTTCGTCCTGCTCCCGGTCCCACCGGTGCAAAAGGAAATCTGCGCCAATCTTCATGATCGCAAACACCGCCGTCTGTGCCGCCTGGCTCACAACAGCCCGGTTTCGCTGTGTTTTTGCCCGCTGCAATTCCGCTTTGTTTTCATCGCTCTGGTTCTGCCGGTAGCGTTCCGCCTGTGCCCTGTAATCGCCAATGGCATCCGCCAGAATGCCGTAGTTCTGGAAACGTTGGGTGGTGAACATGGTCAGCTGCTTCAGCAGTTCGTTAGGGTTGCGCTGAATGCCCGCCCGCTGCATCACGGTGTAGTTGGGCTGTGTCTGCTCGATCACCTTCTGATAGGTGCGGTTCACCGCTTCCCAATAGGCCGGGCTGCCTGTCACCTCCGCGCCTTCAAACTCGGCCGTGTGGTTCTGCACGTATCGCTTGCTGCCTTCCCACAGGGCTGCTACCGTCACTTCGTCCATCCCGTTGATCCAGCCGGTCAGCCAGTTCGGCAGCTTGTCCATGCCCTTTTCCGCCAATGTTTCCTGCTTGCCAATGCTGGCAAGCTCGCCGTTCTGGCTGCCGCGCTTGCGCCAGTCCAGCAGCACGTCTCCGTGCTCTTTGATCTCCGTTTCCAGCGCTGTCCGCGCCTTGGGCGAAAGGTTCTTCACAAAGGGTACCACTGCCGCCATGGTGTCGCCGCCCAGTACGGCCGCTGCTGTGGGCAGGCTTGCCGCCTGCGCAATGGCAACGCCCGGGTTCAGCGTCAGCACTGCGCCTGCATAGTTTCCGCGCAGGTTTCCCAGTACTTTGTTAAAGGTGCTGGGCCGCTTGCGCTGGGTAGTCTGCAGGTCGGTCAGCAGGTCATCGATGTAGCTCACCGCATCCTTGCCCCACTGTTCCTTGATGATGCCGTTCTTCAGGTTTGCAAGCCTTTCCCGCGTCTCCACGCCGCTGTTCAGGATCTTCTGCACGTCCCGGATGGGCGCGGCCAGGCCCGCATACGCCGCCGTGTCCCGCAGGCTGCGCTGCACCACATTTGCGCATTCTTCCAGCAAAACGGGCTGTCCGCTCTTCACGCGGTTCTTCAGGAAACCGCGTCCCTCAATGGTCGCGTCCAGATTCAGGCCGTCGATCTGGGTCGCCAGCACCGATTTATCCACCGCAATGGGATAGTAGTTTTTCACGGTTGCCCGCTGGTAGCCCACCAGCTGCAGGCTCGTCTCGTTGATGAGCTTCGTGGTGTAGTTGTCGAAGAACTCTTTCATGTCCGCGCACCATGCCCGGTCATAGTCAGTCATGGCCGCTTCCACCGTCTGCAGGATGCTATCCGCTGTCGGGGTCCCGTCCGCATCCGTCAGCATTCCCAGATGTACGGTCTGTCCCTTCTGGTAAGCCTGCTCAATGTCACCTTTGTTGTACAGCTTTGCATCCGGAATCACAAGTCCGCCGTTCATCAGGTGGTTCAGGCTGTCGGTGTTGTGCAGGTGCATGTACAAACTGCACAGCTGTGCATGGGTCAGTTCGGCTTTCTTTCCCTTCACATCGGTCAGGCCCACGTCCACAAGGTCTGCGCCCGGGCCTGCAAAGTTCTGCATTTCCTTCACGTGTTCTTTTCCGGTCACGTTGGCAAACAGCTTTTCGCCTTCCACGGTGATCTTCGTCTGCCGGTACTGGCCGTCGTTCAGCATTTGGGCCATCTTTTCCATCTGGCCGTTCTTCGCGTAGCCGCCCAGCATACGGAACACCCGCTCCGCGCCCAGCATATCCAACTGATACTTTGTCAGCAGATTGTGCACGCCGTCCAGCTTTCCGCCGGGGTGGTTGCCCTTGCTGGCATTCACCTCGCTGGCTGCGCCTTCTGCGATTGCGCTCACTTCTTCAGCCTTTGCAAGACTCACCGTCTTGTTTGCATTGCGGATCACATGCAGCGTCGAGCTGGTAATAGCCTTCAGCATCCGCATCTGATCCACCGTCATGGGCAGATAGGTGCGGTTCTCCGTCTCCTTGATGCGTTTGCGCAGCCGTTCCTGCAGTGCCCATGCTTTCTCGCTGTCCGGTAAAACTTCTGCCTCGGCCAGCTGCTCGTGCAGTTTGGTCAGCTTTGTGTCCTTTGTCGTCTGCAGGTCGTCCCGCAGCGTCTGGATCAGGGTATCCACGCCGGTCTGCTTCCATTCTTCGGTCATGGCGTTGGGGCTGTTCTCGCTGCCCGCACTCTGCCGGATCCGGTCCTGCAGCCTCGTCAGCTGGTTCACGGCCCGTTCGTTCAGAATGGTCATGTCCGCCAGCTTTGCCACCTGTGCTGCCGCATCGATCAGCCCCGGCTGTACATACTTGTCCTTGCTGGGCCGCAGCAGCATCTGGTTCAGCTGTGCCGCGTTCTGACGGATGCTGCGTTTCAGTTCATCCATCTTCCGTGCATCCCGCGCCCGCTGCACTCGCTTTTCCGCTACTGCCTTCGCAACGGCAATATCTTCGTCCCGCTGCTGTCGGGCTGTTTCAATGGCAAGGGCATTCCGCTGCGCCTGTTTCTGCTCCCATGCGGCCCGCTTACGTTCGTTATCCGCCTCCCATTCCATGATCTCATTTTCCTGCACGATCAGGCTGTATTCTGCCTTGTCCGCGCGCCGCTGCTCTTCCCGTAGCCGCATACTCAGATCTGCATTTTCCTCCCGCAGTTCTCCCATGCGTTCCCGATACCACAGTTTTGCTTCATCCAGCATTTCCTGCCGCTCGGCCTTCAGGCGTTTCACTTCCTGCTTCATTTCCCGCTCATAGCTTTCCCGCAGCACTGTCAGCTTTTCGTTCAGGTTGCCCACATTGGAAACATCCACACCAAAGGTTTCAAGGTTCTGGTCCAGCAGCTTTTCCGCTCTTGCGTTCTGCCGTTGCAGTTCGGTCATCTGCTGTACTTCGGCGTTCTGGTTTGCAGTGCGCCGGTTTTCCTGCATTCTGCGGCCAAACTCCCGCTGCTGTGCTTTCTGTACGCCGCGCAGTTCCTTTGCCACCTCTGCAGCACGTTCTTTGCTGCCTGCTGCGGCTCTTGCCACATCCATATTGTGTCGCTGGATGCCCTCAAAGATAGCCTGCGCGTCAGTCATCTCCGGTGTCGCCATAATGTCACCGATGATCCTGCCCGCCAGTTCGATCTTTGCATCCTCATACTCTGCATCGTCTGCAAACCGGCTCATAGTCGCAGGCTTGATGGCATCGTGCAGGTTCATCAGCACATTCAGCCACTCGGTGCTTTCCATGCTCATTGCACCATCCACACCCGCCTGCTGCGCTGCAGCTTTCCACAATGCCTTTGCACCGTCGCTGGTGCCGTCCACAGCGCGGTTGTCGTTGATCACGCTTTCGTACTGCTGTGCCGGGTTGCCGTCCCGCACGCTTTCGGCCTGCCGCAAGGTCACGCCGTGCCTGCGCGCTTCGGCCACTGCTTCGCTCCAGCTGCCGTATGCTTTCACCAGTTCTGCCTTTGCCTGTCCGCTTCTGTTCACGGTATATTCCAGCTTGTGCAGTTCCGGGTATTCGTCCCACAGCTCACTGTTGCGGTAAACTGCCCCGTCCAGAATTTCTCCCGCCAGCGTTTCGGCCAGCGCATTGGCTTTTTCCATGTCCGCACCGTCGGCTTTCAGGTAGTCCACCAGTACCTCGGTCTCCCTCGCAAGCTTGGCCCGGTCCGCCTTACTGCCGTTCGCCTTTGCCCAGCGGCTGGCCAGTCCTTCAATGGCCGTCCGGCTCACCTTCACACCCCGTGTCAGCCCAAAGAACTGGCTCAAGGTGTCCAGTGCTGCAGCCTTGTCCGCAATGGTGCGGCTTGCCATCTGCTGGTCGTTCCGTTTTGCATCCCGGTCGGCCTGCTCTGCCAGCTGATAGCGGAACTTTGCAAGGTCGCTTTCTTGTGCCAGTTCACCGGTCTGGTAATATTCCCGGATCTCCCGCACTATGCGGTCAGCATCCACACGTCCGCTGTATTCCTTGCCGGCTGCCACCCGACCATCTGCTGTGGAGATGTCCAGTGTGAACTGCCGTTTCTCGCCGCCCAGCTCCTGCACCATTCGCCAGATCTGTTCCAGCTGCTGCGTGGTGGGTGCTGTGTCTGCCGAGAGATCCACTCCCGGTGCTTCAGCCATCACGCGCACATTGCCGTCCAGCAGAAATTCGTTCAGCGCTTCCGTTCCATTTTTCACCTCTGCCGAACCGAACACGCTCATGATCTCCCGGTGATCGGTATCTCGGGTTCGGTCATTCTGGGCAAAGTCCAGCATCTGGCCGTCCGGCAGAATGTACCCGGCTCGTCTGAAGTCCTCTGTCGTGCCAAACCGTTCTTTTGCCAGTACGCGGCGGTATTCTGCCTTTCCGCCGTGGGCTTCGGCCTTGGCATCATATACCGCCTGTTCTGCTTTGCCTTTTTTTGCGTTCTGCTGCTGCATCCGGGCACCGGCCTCTTTGATCCGGCCGTTCAGCACAGCGCTCTGGTCTTCCAGCTGCGCCATACGGGCATTGTAGTCTTTGCGCTTTGCAAGATAATTCTGGTATTCTTCGCTGTCCCGGTAGGCTTTTGCTTCTGCAGAAAAAATCCCCAGTGCCTTCTTCTTCGCCTCGATCTCTTTCACGGCGTCGCTTCCCAGCCAGGCACTGCGTTCTTCCTTCAGCTCCCGCCGCTGCTCGTCCAGCCGCTGCTGTTCGTCGCGCAGCTTCGTCAGCTCGTCTGCCTCGCTCAACTGATATCGTACATTTTTCTTCAGCGTCCCGTCATTTCCCTTGTTTTCAGCGGCTTCCTGTGCTATACTCTGGTTAGAGATCTTCGACCCGCTGCTCCCCGAATCTTCGGATTCCATGTGGGCTTTGCCGAAGGTCTCCGTAAAGCTCTCCGGCAATCTACTCCTTGAATCTTCGGATTCTACGTGGGTACCACCGGAGGGCTTTATTTTTGTTTCTTTGATGTTAACAATATCATAAAAAATCTCCCGTGTATCCGGTTTGATGGCTGTCAGCACATCTGCCTCATACGCGTTTTCGCCCACGCGGATTTTAATTCTTCCGCGGTTGAAGGCTTCCGCATTTTTGTGATTTGCGGGCTCGCGGTACACCTCATCCGCAGTTGCAATGATTTCATCAAGATTGGCAGCCATGCGCATCTTGTCCGCATACGCTGTGGCATTTTCCCACTGTAATGCCTTTGAATACTTCGACCAGACAAACTCATTGCGTCCATCTTTGCTGTTCAGAATTGTCCAGCCGTTTCTTACAAAGCCATCCGGGAAACGTTCTCTGATTGCCTGCTTGACTACCGATTTCCAGTTTTCCTGCGGGATTCCTTTCAGAATATCCTCGTCGATCTGAATGTAAGTTTCTCCCTCGGCATCTTTCTTGATTTCAAACCTTGTCCCTTCCGCCGCGCCCTTGTTCTCAAGGGCTGCGGCGTTTTCTTTTGCGGCGCGCAGGCTGTCCATAGCCCTCTCCGCATGGGCAAAGTATTCGTCCTGCAGCACCCGCTTTTCTGCCACCGCAAGGCGCTGTGCTTTCAGAGCGGCCTTGTTCTCCGGGTCTCTTGCCAGCACTTCCTTTGCGCGGCTCACGATGTCGCTCAAAAGCTCCTTCACCTTGGTCATCACCTTGTGGATGCTGCCTGCCTTGCCTGCGTTCTTTTCAGCCTGCCCGCGCTGGAACTCCACCCAGCGCTTAAAGCTCGCTTCATCGCTGAAGATGCCGCGCCATGCGTCCGCCACAAGTTCTTCTGCGGCTTCCTCGTAGCTCAGCCCCTGCTGTGCATAGTCGGAAAGCTTCCCCCGGATCATCTCGTCAATGCCTTCAAAGCCCTCGCTCTTTGCCAGAAATTCCAGTGCATGCTGCTGCAGTGCCTGCGCACCCTCTGCATCAAGTGAGTTGTACCAGTGGTAGTCCTCGTGCAAGATTGTGCCAAACACATCCTCTGCCCGGTCGCTGAAGAAAATGCGCGCCGTCTCGGTGTCCACATAAGCCCTCACCCGGTCGCTGCCCTGCAGTACCGTTTTCAGCACCGCATCGGTGTTCGTGGCCTTCGTATTCAGTTCGATCAGCTGCGTGCCCACCTCGTTTGCCGTGCGCATCGTTCCCTTATACAGCACCCGGCCGCTGCCGCTGGTGCTTTCCGCCGTCAGCCTTCCGCCAAGGCTTGCGCGCTGCATCTTTCCGGCTTCCAGTTCTCCGTGTCCCTGCAGCCATGCCAGCTGCAGCGCTTCCCGTCCACCGTCCTGTGCCAGCACGTAATCGGTGTTCACAGCAAGGCCGCTCATGCCTTGCGCCAGCTCCATAGCCTTGTCAAAGGTGTGCACATCTTCCATCTGTCCCAGCCGGTACAGGCTACTGGCTGCAGCTGCATACCGCCCGGCATCTCCAATTTCTGTCGGCATGTTCCTGCTGATGGTCGCACTTGCCCCATCCGATACCTGCCATCGGGTCAGCTCATGCTGCACCTCCCGCTGCTTTGTGGTCAGGCTCTGCTGTTCAAGGCCGTAAGTTTCCCGCATCCCGCCAGACTGTTCCGCCGGGCTGCTTTCCACCCTTTCCCCGGTGTTCTCCACGGCAGCTCCGCTCCGGCCCAGCTCACTTTCCGTCTGTGCCTGCCGCGCAGATCTGTCAGCTTCCATTTTTTCTACAATTGCGGCCGTATTTTGTGCTTCAACTGTCGCATTTTCGGTAGCTGTGGCCGGAGCCTGTGCTGCCCGCTGCTGTGTTGTCATTTCCCGCAATACCTGCCGGGTCTTTGCTTCCGTTTCCGGCAGCTCAACACCGTATTCTTCCGCAAAGGCAGCGCGGTTCGCTTCATTGGCCGCATTCGGTGTAAATAGGTTGATGGTCTTGCTCGTAAGCTGCCCATCCTGCACAGCTGCGGCAAGCTGCTGCACAGCCGGGTTTTCGCTCTGTACCATCGGCGCAGTATCCTGCATGGTCGCAAATCCGCTTGTCGTCCCCGTCACTTCCGGCTGCACCGTTTCCTGTGTAGCAGCCGCAGGTTGTCGGGTGCCTGCCGCAGCTTCTTCCGGTGTCTGCTGCATCGCCGTTCCCGGCTCCTGTGCCCGCACTTCGTCCTGCAATGCCTGCCGTGCCCGTTCCATCTGTCCTTCGTAGTATGCCCGCTTCACATTACCCACAATGCTGGCATCGCCGCCGTTCGCCTTTGCAAGCCCTGTGCCCACAGCACCGCCCAAGGCACCGGATGCGCCGCCCGTCAGGCCGCTTTCCAGCGCCGTTAAAAAGGTGTCGCTTTTAAACAGGTCTGCCGCCGCTTCGCTGTCGCCCAGCGTCGCATCAATAGCCTTGTCTGCATAGGTCTCCACAAAGGCCTGCATGGCATTGTCCACGCCGCCGGAGATGGCATTTGCCACCGCCGGGTACCGCTGTGCCAGCGTGCCGTCCGCCGCCACGCTGCGCACCATGTCAGCCAGTTTGCCCGCCAGCGTATTCTTTGCGTAGTCACTGCCCATGGTCTTTGCAAGGTCTGCTGCGCCCACACTGTTAATGGCCCAACCCGCGCCAAATTTTGCAAGGCCCCCGGCCAGCGTCTTGCCTGCACTTTCGCCCTTTTCAACGCTCTGGCCCATAGCTTCCGCACCGCCCTGCGCACTCAGCACCGGCAGCACCCATGCCGGGTCAATAGCCGCCACCGCAAGGTTCTCGCCAGCACTGCTCACGATGCCCAGCGCCTGCTTTGCAATGGGGCTAAGGCCCGCCTGTGCAGCTGCGGTCAGATCCTGTCCTCGCTTGTACAGCTGGTAACCAAAGCTCTTCTCCGGGTCTACGCTGTCATGCACTTCCGTTCCGGCAATGCGCGCCCGCATGTTGTCGATCTCCTGCTGCGTGTAACCTTTCTCGATCAGCTCTGCATCCGTGTAGGCATCGCTCTGCGTTGTTTGTGCCGCCGGGGCACTGGCCATTGCACCGCTGCTCTGTGCCAGCTGCAGCGTGTTGTCCCGTGCTGCATACCGTGTCTTTCCGCCGGTCATCAGGCGCAGCAGCTCCTGCTGCCGGTCGTCGCTCTGTACATCCTGCTGCAGCTGCTTCCAGTTGCTGCTGGTCGCTGCTGCATTCTTTGCGCTCTGTACGCCGGTCTCACCCGCCAGAAAAACCGAGGATGCCACCGTGTCTCCAATACCGCCAATGGTATTGGCCGCGCGCCGCGCTGCACGCTGTCCTGCAGGCAGCGCATCAAAGTCGGCAATGTACTGCCGCGCTTCGCTGATCTCCTTGCGGCTGTATCCCTTTGCCAGCAGTTCCGCATCGGTGTAGTCCCGTCTGCCCGCACTCTTTTCCGGCACTGCTGCGCTGGCTGCAGCACCGCTCACGCTCTGGGGCTGCATGGCGTTGTTTTTCTCGGCATAGCTCTGTCCGCCGGTGCCAATGCGCATCAGCGTCACAAGTTCCCGGTGCTTCGGGTCAGCGTCCATCCACTGGTTCAGCCGGTCAAAATCGCTGAAGTCGTCTGTCGCTTTCAGATCTTCCGTGTACTGCTTCACCTTCTGCGCAGTCTGTGCATATCAGCCTTCATCTCCGCTGGCAATGCCTGCAATGCGCTGGCGCTCAGTGGGCTGCACCGTTCCCGTCACCTTTGCCGCCGGAGCTGCAGTGCTCTTCGCGTTCAGCCATTCCGGCTGCGCAGTGCTGCTGCGTGTACCTGTACCGCTGTCGGTCACAATGCCGCTTTTGCCCGGATATGCCTGTGTTCTGCCTGTTTCCTGCGGCACTGCCAGCTGCAGCTTGTGGCCGCTGTCCGCGCCCGTCATCTGCGCCAGCACCCGTGCACCAAGGCCCGTGCCGGTGTTCTGCCTTGCAGCCGCAGCCGGGCTGGCAGCATTCTGTCCGCTGCTTTTCGCTTCCCAGCTTTCCCGCGCTTTTGCAATGCGTTCCGGTGTCCACTTGTCCGTAGTGTTTGCTGTTCCCGCAGCTGTACCGGTGCTTGCCGTCCGGTTTGTGGTGCGGCTGTTGTTTTTCGCTTCCCAACTTTCTCTGTCTTTTTTCAGTCTTTCCGGTGTCCATTTGCTCATAACTGCCGGTCTCCTTTATCGTTCCGCTTCCAGAATTTTCATAATGGACGACAGCGTGTTGTCCGTAATGCCGTCTGCAGAAAGTCTGCCCGCAATATCGTCCAGACTGTAACCCCTCGCCTGCATGCCGCGCGCCGTTGCAAGTCCGCTGCGCAGCGGACTGCTGCGGGTGTTTGCCTGCCCACTGGTGCCGTTGCTTCCCGCCGTGCTGTTTTTCAGCCACCCCGCGTCCGTCAGGGTCTGCTGGTAGAAGTCATACAGTGGGTCTGTCTTCTTCATCCCGGAGAATTTTGTTGCCATCGTCTGCAGCTGGCTGTTGGTAAAGCCGGTCGTTCCCGTCTTGCCGCTGCCAGAGCTTGTGTTTCCGCTCTTCGTTCTGCTCGTTCTGCTGCTCCCGCTGCCGGTCGTCCTATAACGGTTATTCAGTGCCAGCTGGTTTGCTGTGTAATTCAGCTGCCGCTGGTTCAGTGTGGGCGAATAGTCAATGCTGCCGGTATCTACGCCCGCCATCTGCAGGTAGTTTTTGGCTGCAGTGTCATTGCCACTTCCTGCCAGACTTGCACCCTGCAGCAGTGCCGCCATCTGATCCTGCTGTACACTGCTCATGCCCTGCCATGTATCCAGCATCGTCTCGTCCAAACCATATTTCGTCAGCACTGCTTTCGCTGCATCATCAAAGCCTGCCTGTTTGTATGCGGTGGCCTGCTGCAGCGCCGCCACCTGATCGCTCAGCTGAGTGCGTGCCAGACTGTCATTGTACTGTTTTTCCTTGAACTCGTTTTCCCACTTCTGCTGGCTGTACCCCTTGTACGCATCGTATCCTTCCATCACCGTGCTGCCAATGCCCTTCACGGCGTTCCACACATTGTTCCAGAAGTCGCTGTTCTCCTGCCGTGCCTGCTGGGTGCGGTCATAAAGGTAATTGCGCCAGTTTGCTGCATTGCTCACGCTGCTGTCATACTCGCCGCGTTCCAGTGCGCGCTGTCCCAGCAGGGTGTCCAGCTGGTCGCCCGCACCGGCAAGCTCCTGCTGCCACTGGGCCAGTGCGTCCGCCCGTGCTGCAGCAAGGGTGCTGCCGGTGTTTGCCGTCTGCGCCGCTGCTGCCTGATCTGCCGCGCTTTTTGCATAGTCCGCGCCATACCCGCCGGAAAGCGCATCTGCGGTCGCTGCTGCCGCATCTGCACCGGCATTCGCATTGCCCACCATCCGTGTCAGTGCGTCCTTGTAGCCGCTGTCTGCCGTGGTAAAGTCAAATCCCGCGCCGCTGGCCGTGCCCATCTTGTCCAGCGTGTCGGCAATGCCCTGCGCATACTGGTCATCGTAGGCCCCCGGCATGGCGTTTTCCGCGTCCTGCAGGCGCTGCTGCGCGTCGTTCAATCTCTTGATGGTTCCCATTCTTTTCTCCTTTCCTTAAATAAAGAACAGCGGCAGGATCTTCGCTGCAATGCCTGCCACCTGCAGCGCCCCGTTCATAAAATTCTGCCACCCGTTCTGCTTTGCGCTGTAAGCGTTGTCGTACTCGTTCTTTTTGTACTGTAGGCCTTCGGTCCAGTTGGCAAGGTCGTTCTGGTACTGGCTGTAGTCCTGCTTTTCCGCGCTCTGCAGCCCGCTCAGCTGCTGCTGCAGGCCGCTCTTCTCCGTGTTGTACTGGGCCTTGCTCTGGCTGTATAGGCTGTCCAGCACATTGTCCAAGCTGTTCATCGTGCTGGCATAGGCGTTCTGTCCCGCCTGCGTACCGTAGCTGGAGCCGTAGCCGCCGGTCATGGCGGCGGCATTCGCCTGCGCATTCTGGTTTGCCAGCTTTGCCTGCCGGGTGTACTGGTTCTTGTACTGCTGGTAGGCTGCATCTGCATCCGGGTCGTAATCAAAATCGCCCATGTTTTCCAGCTTGTCCATCACATCCTTGATCTGGCCCTGATACTTGCTCTGGTAGTCTGCAGGCTTCGTTTTCTCATACTGTTCCAGGTTGTACCGTGCCGTGTTCAGGCGGTCATTGTTTCCAAACAGTCCCATTTTTTATGCTCCTTCCCCGTTCATCCGTTCTAAAAATTCTTCCGAGCAGTTCTCCCGGTCAATGTTCGTCAGCACATAGTTCAGCTGTTCCGTCAGCTGGTACAGGTAATTCCGCAGCGCACGGGCATCTTCTGCCGGCATCTCACTGCTGAAGGAAGGCAGCGCAATGCCTTCCAGTCCCGCCAAACTTGCCATTTCTACGCTCCTTCTCTCATTTCCTCGGCTGTGCCGCGCTCACGCGCCCACCGGTCGCCGCCGCCAGCGTAAAGGCCACACTGCGCAGCACCATCTGCCCGGTGCCATAGATCTTCAGCTGCAGCGTATCTGCCCGCCGGGGCACAAAGGGCAGGTTGATGCGCTGGTGGTCCTTCCCTGCTGCGCAGGTGCCCAAAGTTTCAAAGGCTCCGCCGTCATAGCTTGCAGCCACCGTTACCACCGTGTGGGCCAGCGCATCCAGCCGCACCGTCACCCGGCTGATGTACTTGTCGTCCGGTACGCTCAGGCCAATGTCTCCGCTCACCGCTTCAAACTGCAGCGCCGTTTCCTGCCCTGCTTCCTCCGTGCCGCTTTCCCGGTCAGGATCTGCGGCCCACAGTACGCTGCCGTCCCACAGGTACAGCTGCTGCCCGGTGGATACCATCTCGGTGCCTGCAGCGCTTTCCTCGTGCCACAGGCCTTTTTCCGTGTCGTATACCAAAAGCCGTCCGGCCTGCGGGCCGCCTGCTTTCTGGTGCAGGTACAGGTAATACCGCATGTCCATGCTTCCCGCCATGGCCCAGTCCACCGCAGTCAGCCCGCTGGTGTCCAGCGCAGCGGATACCTTTGTCGGCAGGCTTCCGTCCCATGCCATCACCCCGTCCGGCGAAAGATAATACAGCGTCTCTGCGATCACGCACAGGCTGTTCGCTGCGTTTGCCGCCACGCCCCGGCAGCGCACGCTGCTCATCTGGTAATCGCTGGGCTTTGTGCCGTACAGTTTGTGGATGCAGTTTTCCTTGAAGAATAGCAGGTATCCCAGACAGCTTGCAGCGCCGGTAAATGCGCCGTCACTGCCTACGCTCACGGCATAGCTGTCCGCTGCAATGCCCTGATAGCTGTACCAGTTGGTCGGGTCGCCCAGAGCACAGGCGTAAATGGTGTTTTCCTTCCGGCTGCATCCCCACACCCGGTTTCCCTGTTCCGTCACAAAGTCCAGTTCCGGCACCCGCCGCTCCACCTTCACCGGTGCGGCCGCTGCGTCGTTCTCGGTCACGGTGCCGTCAGCGCTCTTCCATGTCACACTGGTCTCCGTCATAGTCCAGCTTCCGTAATACCGGTTGCTGTCCTCGGCCCGTGTCAGCACTGCCACCATCTCGTCGCCGTCCATGGTCTGGATCATCACCTCACCGTTCAGTCCTTTTGCCACTGCATTGCACACTGTGTCCGGCATCCCGCTTATGGTCACAGTGTCCCCCTCCCGGATCACTCCGCCGATCCCCGGACACCGGATCTTCACCGCGCTCAGCAGCACTTCCACCCACTTTTTGTTTTTTGCACTGTAGCGTAGCAGCACCGCATTGCTGTCATAGGCTTCGTTGCTGTCACTTTTCAAAAACAGCTGTCCGTCCTCCGGCTCTTTCGGTTCGGTCTTGCCTGCGCCCGCCGGGGTGTATGTCCGGCCTTCGGCATCGCAGGGGGTCACGGTCACGCTTTTCCCGCCCATCTCCCACTGTGCGCCAAGGCGCGTCAGTTCGCCGGTGCCCGTGTCAAAAGCCACCTTGTCAGGCCAGATCAGCACTTTCGTGCCCATGCCCGCCATGGCCTTGCGGTCATCGGTCAGCACGTTCTCCAGCACCACCGCACCGGTACGTACTTCTTCGTCCGGGGTGTATTCCAGCGTCTTTCCGCGGCAGATCAGCAGCCCATTCAGGTGGTACATTCCGTTCACACCCTGTACCGTCCGCACATTCCTGCGCATTTTCCGCGTCTGCAGCGCCGGGTATCCCCGGCTGGAAAAATTCATTTCCCCGCTGAACTCTGCCTCGCTGCAGCCGTATCCTTCGTTCAGCCCGCCAAAGGCCCGCAGCATCTGGCGGCTCGTCTGCAGCACGTTCAGGTTCGTTCCATCCATCATCCCTCAGTACCTCCACTGCGCACCAGCGGCCGGTGCGTACCGCTTCCGCATCCATACGGCAAATTCCTGCAGGTAGTCGCTGTACACCTGCAGCTCATTCATGGCCCGTGCTGTCTCGCCCAGCGCCAGATCCATCTGCGCACACAGCCAGTGCACATACAAAGGGCAAAAGGCTTCCGGTGCCAGCAGCACCGTTTCGTATTCCAATCCTTCGTTCCAGTTCACATCCGCACCCACAGCATCAAAGTCCGCCGTCCGGCTGCGCTGCACAATGCTCGTGCGCATCCGGGCATCGCACTGGTGCAGCCAGCTCTGTTTCAGGCTGTCCGTAAACTGGTTGTTCGGCCGCAGTTCATCGGCCTGTTCTATCGCCTGTCCGGCTGTCATCTTATCAAGTCTCCTTTCCGGTCAGCTCCTGCTGCGCAGGTCACGGCTCCCTGCGTTCTTCCTGCCGCAGCCAGCAGTCGCCTCTGCTGCAAAAACACCCGGCACAGCCATGTGCCGCTGTACCGGGTGTCTGTTTTCATTTTGCAAAATGCTCTTTTCTTTGCAAGAGCTGTGCTCTTCGGCCTTACACGCGCTGCGCCTGCTGCACAGCAGCGCTTTCCGCCGCCACGATCTTTGCCATTGCCTCGCCGTCCATCTCTTCGCTGTGGCGCAGCACCTCAGCAACCGCCTTCGGTACCTCCACGTCCACACCGCGCTGGATCAGGTAGGTCTCACCGTTCACGCCCACGAACACCGGCGTTTTGTAGCGCTGGTTGTCCTTGAACAGCCGGATCACCTCCGTGTCCTTTTCCGGTGCTGCCTGCACAGCGGCTTCGGTTTCCTGCTTCTTTACTGCCATGTTGGTTCCTCCTTAGTTTGCCAGCGCCTTTGCGCTGTAGCGTGCCGAGCAGCTCTCAATGCGCACCATGTACTGCTCGCTCAGCCGTTCCGCCGTCTTGGTGGCCTTCCAGCCCACAGAAGCACGCTGGTTCAGCGGGTCATCGCCGTAGCCCAGCTGCTTCACAATGTGCTGCATACCGCCGCCTTCCAGTTCGGTGGTCGCGTAGGCGTGGGCACCCAGTACCAGCGTGCTGTACACAGCCAGCCCCGCCGGGCAGCCATCGCCCTTCCACACCTTTGCCTCGCTGGAAACCACGAACCGCACGTTGTTGATCTTGCCGATCTCGCCGTTGAAGATCTCCTCCGGTGCCGCATACTTGTGCGCCTCGATCCAGTTCGGGTCCTTGCGGATATCGTAGCTGGTGTGCGGGTGCACAATGGCCACAAAGCTGTCGCCAATGGTGTCTGCGTTCTGGGTCTGCAGCAGCGCCACTGCCTGGTCGATCAGATCCACCGTCAGCTGTGCAGTGGCATCCAGATCCGCACGGCTGGTCACGGCGGTCTCCGCGCCGCCCGTTCCGATCTTCGGTGCATAGATCACGTTGGTGCCGCCGTTCAGGATATCGCGCACAATGGTGTCCATGGTACGGCCGCCCTGGCTTGCCAGCACATTGGTGGCCTGCACGATGTTGTTGTCAATGGCCGTCAGATCCAGCATGTCGGTCAGGGGCACCCAGCCGCCGTACTGGTGCACCTCGGCGGTCACGGTGGTCACGTTCAGCGCCTGACCTGCCGGGGTCACGCCCTCGGTCAGCGGCGTGGTGGCCTTGGGCAGCGCATCATACTTGCGGAACTCAATGGTCTTGCCGTTGTTCGCCGGAATCGGGTAACTGTCGCCGAACTGGTCATGCACCAGTGCAGGCTCTGCCAGATCCAGCAGGGTCTTTTCGTAGTAGGTCTTCATCTCAGCCGTCATACCGGCTGCGCCCGTGGTGTTCTGCAGCTGTGCGCTTGCATCCGCAAACATCTGCAGATCCAGTCTCTTCTTGCTCATTTGTTTATCCTCCTTCAAAAGGGTTTATCTTTCTCGCATTCTTCGCGCGGGAAATCTCTCACAGCACAATGCGTTCTCCGCGCTGTGCCCTGCGTGCCAGCTCTTTCCGCTGCTGCCGTGTCATGTGGGCCACATCCACCTTCATCTCGGCCGCGCCGCCGGGGTGTGTCCCGTTCTCAGCCGGGCGCTGGCTGCGCTGCTGGATGCGCGTCGCCACGCCCTGCTCCACCTGTTTTGCCGTGCGGGCCGTCTGGTTTTCCATCAGGCGGTCAAAGTAGGCTGCACGGTATGCCGCTTCCAGCCCCACGCCCCGCCGGATCATATCCGCCACGGCAGGGTTGTTCAGCACTTCGTCCAGCTCAAAGTCCGGGTAGCTGTTTTTCAGCTTTGCCGCTTCTGCTTCCCACCGGGCACGCACTGCCGCTGCACGCTGCTGGTGCTCCGCGGCCAGCCGCAGCTGTTCGGCCTGCTGCTTTTCAGCATTGGCGCGCTGCAGCTGGCCCTCCATGCGGTCCATCTCCCGCGCGGTTTTCACGCTGATGCCCCGCTGCGCCGCCAGCGTTTCATAATATTCATCGTTCTTCACCCGGCCGTTTTTCACGGCATCGATCAGCCCGTCCATGTTGCTCATGTCAATGCCGTAGGCTTCGGCCAGCACCTTGCCCAGCTCGTTCAGCTGCGGGTTTTCCCGGATGCTCTGCACCGCCATCCGCGCAGCATGCTGCATGGCCTCTTCAAACTCTTCCGGGTACTGCTGCATCGCCTTCGCAAAGGCATTCCGGCGCTGTTCCGGTGTCAGCTGCACGTTTTCTTCGGTTTCGCTGCCCTGCTCCTGCTCGTTGCCCTTGTCCGGTTCAGCTTCCTCCTGCGCCAGCCGTTCGGCATCGACTTTGGCTCCCTCATTGAGGGAGCTGCCGCCCGCAGGCGGCTGAAGGTTTTTTTCTGTCGTCACTTTTGCTGCTTTGCCCGGCCTGCTGCGCTTCGCAAGCCGCTCCTGTGCGGGCCGCAGGGCAGGCGGTGCCACCGGGCTGCTTTCGCCCTCTGAAGCTTGCGCACCGTCACCGGAACTGCCAGCTGCTGCACCGTCACCAAATAACTGCAGATCCATGTTGTCTGCATCGTTTGCATGCAGGTTCATGAGCTGCACATTCTCAGGGTACTGCTGGGCCAGCAGGTACAGCCCATCTATCACCAGCTCAAACTTCGCCAGAGTGTCAAGGCTCCGGTTCGCCTGTACACGCAGGATGTTGTCCCCGCCCGGGTCGCAGGTCACAGTGCCGCTATCCACGCTGTAAGCCAGGCTCTGCATCAGTGTGCTCACCGCCGCGCACACAATGTCCTGTCCTTTCGGCGCATAGCCCGCGTGTCCCGATGCCTGCAGGCTCATGTCCTTCCCTTTTTCGTCGTAAATAATGGTGATCATTTTATTCTCCTTCCCCGGTCACTTGTTCAGATCGATCTGCTCGATCGCCGCCCGGATCTCCATCGTTTCCAGATACATTCCCATGCGTTTCTGCTGCTCCCGCAGCAGTTCAAGCGGGCAATCATGCCTCGGCTCTTCCCTTCCGGTCCTTTCCGCCGCCTCGATCCGGTTGCAAAACCCTTTCAGTCTTTCGTACCGTTCCTTCGTCTGCCGGTACTCCGCTTTAAAGCGTTCCCGGTAGTCGTTACTGATCATGCCATCGATGGTGTCTTTCAGCTCCATGCCGTTCCTCCTTCACTTGTTCGGGTTGTTCACGTCCATGGCCCGCTTTGCGGCCTGGGTCGCCATGCTGTTGCTCCCGCTTTCGCCCACCACATCTCCCAGACTGTTGGTGGTGCTCTTCGCGTCCGCGGTCCCGCCGCCCCCTGTTCCGGCAGCACCGGCAGCCTGTCCGGCCGCGCTGGCTGCTGCGCTCACGTTGGTGCCGTTCTGCTGGTCAATGATGGCGGCCATCTTCTGCATCTGCTGTGCCATCTGCTGCAGCTGCTGGTACAGCGTGCCGTTCTGGCTCACCCTCTCCCGCACCTTCTCAATGCCTTCAAAGTCCATCATTTCCAGCGCAGCAAGGGCAGCATCGGCGTTGGCCGGTGCAAAGAATCCCAGCTGGTAGCACTCCTTTGCCGTCTCGTTCTGAGAAAGGCGGCTGAAAGTGCTTTTCTTTGCCGCGCTTACCGTAATGTCGAACACCGGCTCATGGTCGCCCAGCTGCACACCGCCCACATTGCCGCCGGGCACGGCCTGCAGCATCGCATTGCTGAACGGCACATACTCCACGCCGCCGCTCTCGCCGGTAATGCGGTATACCCGCTCTTCGTCGTAGAACTGCCGCATCAGCTCGATCACAAGGTAGCATTCTTTTGCAAACGTCCGGTACGCGCTTTTCAGCATATCGCGGCTAAGTTTGCTGCCCGCCTCCTGCAAAGCCGCAATGGCGCTTGCCGCTGTCAGGCCGCTGGTGGTTCCGCCCTGGCTCACATCCCGGTTGCCGCTGATTTCCTTCAGCTCGCTCACCCGTGCATCCCGGTAGCTGATGCAGTTGCCGCTCAGTACATTGGTCTGCAAAGGCCGGAAACTGTCGTCCGTCAGCCTGCCCACCACGTGCACGATGTCCTTGCCAAAGTCGGCCAGCTCTTCTTCGTTCACACCCGCTGTGTCGCTCAGCACATAACGGGCCTTTGCAGCCAGTTTCACGTTTTCGTCCATGGCGTGGTTCATCTCGTCAATGGCGGTCTGGGTGTCCTTCATCACATCAATGTATCCAAAGCCCGCCGGGCTGTCCTCTTCCCGGAACAGCGGGTCAAACACAAAGGGGTATTTCCCGTGGTCGTAAAAGCCCCGCTGGGCATACTGCGGGTCGTTCTCGCTGGCATACAGCACCACACCGTTGCAGTATTTGCAGTAATGCAGCACCGTCTGCCCGCCCTCAAGGGCCTTTTTGTAATACCAGTCCACCACAACGCTTTTGTCGCCGGTGTCAATGCTGTCGTCGTGGATGTACTTTGCCACATCCATGCTGCTGCCCGTGTGCCCGGCCATCTGCGGGTATCGCCCTTCCAGCTGGTCATTGTCCATAAGGCTCAAGCTGAACAGGTGCGGCGTGTCCTGAATATCTTCCACGCCCGGCTCCCAGTACAGCATCAGCAGGTTCACGCTCCGGATGCAGATCTCGCCAAGCCCGCCGCGCGCCTCCGGGTCCCAGAACACGCCCTTCACGCCGGTGCCGGTCTTCAGCTTGCGCCACCATGTGTCGCTGTACACGGTCTCGTAGTCGCACTGCTCCAGTACCGTGGGCAGGATCTTGGAAAGCGCTTTTGCTGTTTTCTCGTCGTCCTCTGCCCGCGGCAGCACGTTCGGTTCCGGGTAGTTGTCCATGGCATCGGCGTGCTTGTTGGCAATGCTGTTGAACAGCCATCCGCTGGAAGGCTTGGGCTTGCCCTGCATTTCCTTGTTTTCGTAATTTTTCCAGTGCCCCATGCGAAACCACAATTCGTTATCCACAATGCGCTTGTCAAGGGCTGCTTTTCCGGCCTTGTATTTCTGCAAAATGTCGTTTGCCTTGCGGATGTCCTCTTCCCCGATCACCTGCTGTGCGGGCAGTTCCGGCTCTGTCGTCAAGCCGTTTTCCCCCACCAATGGTGCTTCATCGAAGTGGTTGATAAACTGTTCAAATTTTCCTCCGTCCACGTTCCCGCTCCTTTTTTCTGATGCCGTTTATCGCTAGGGTCTCTTCTCGTGAAAATGCATTCGGAGCGGCCCACAGGCCGCGACAAATGCGAAAAATAAAAATCAAATTCCGCTGCATATGCCCAGAGCGCACGCGGTGGGCATTCAAATCGTTTCACACCCTCATCACCCGCGTCCGGCTCTTGCGTCTGTCCATGTCCAGCGGGTCATCTTTCATCGGCTGCACCGGTTCGGTCTTTCTGGGGCTGATGGGGTTTTCCATCAGCACATACCGGCACTCGTCGTAAATGTGGTCTTCCTGGGTGGTGTCAATGTCTTCCACCCGGCTCTCGTCGTACACAAGGTTCGGAATGGTGCGGATAAAATGCCTGCAGGTATCAAATACCTGAAACATCGGCCTGCCCTCGCCGTCAAATGCCAGCCGGTAGTGCAGCTGCATCTTGCCTGCAAGTCGCGTGTGGTCGCCCGGTGTCCAGAAGATGTAATTCGGGTGCTTTTCCTGCATGGCCGCAATGCTCTCGCCCTGACTCTCGTTGAAGATAGCCGGGTCTGCCACGCCGGTAATTTGCCGCCCGCGCAGCATTGGGTCGTTTTCCTCCGCTTCCTTGATGCGCCGCGCCTGCTCTACCGGGTCTATCTTCAAGCCTTCGTTGGGCACGCCGGTGCAGCCGTACAGCTCCTTGATGCGGTAAAGCCGTCCTTCCTCGTCCGCTGCGTACCAGCCAACGGAGAAAGGCTTTGCATAGCCAAAATCGTACCCGCGCCAGATGCGCCAGTGTGCCGGAATGCGGAACGGCTTGATCACATGCGTCCACCGCTGATCCTCGTAGTGGGCCGGGTCGTTGCGCCATTCGGTAAATACCTGCCCGTTAAAACTGTCCCAGTCGCCGTAGAGCAGCGCCTGCTTTTCCGCTTCCGGTAAGCTTGCCAGTGTGCCCAGATATCCCGGGTCGTTTTCCAGCAGCTTTTTGTTGTCAAACACCGTGGACGGGATAAACACCCTTGTCCGCCGCAGCTTTTCTACACTGCCGTCCGGTTTTTTCACATCCACCAGCTGCACCATCCTCGTGCCCGGTGGTGCCGGTGTAATGAACCGTGCCTTCACCCATCCGTGGCCAATGCCGCCGGGGTTTGCCGTGGCCCGCATGTACACTGCCGTGCCCGGCCCGGTAGGTCGGTTGCGGCTCATCAGGTAGCTGTATTCCTCCCAGGTAAAGTGGGTCAGCTCGTCCACGCCGATAAAATCAAAGGCTTTGCCCTGATAGTTGTATTTGTCCTGCGTGCGGAACATGCTGCCAAAATAGATCTTCGCCCCGCTCGGAAAGGTCCATACGTGGCTGGAGGCGTTGTACCGCGCTTTCGGGAATACCGGCTTGTAGTACTGCATCGTCTTGTCGATCAGCTCCGAAAGCTGCGGGTAGGTTTTCCGCACGATCAGCCCGCGGTAGTGCGGAATGTCCACCTGCCGCAGCGCTTCGATCACCAGCGCATCGCTCTTTCCTCCGCCTGCTGCCCCACCGTACAGCGCTTCGTCCTCGCTGCGGCGCATAAAGGCTGCCTGCTTGGGCTGCGGCCGCCAGATGACCAGTCGGTTTTTATACAGTTCCGCTGCCATCCAGCACCACCTCCTGCTGCCCACCCTCGTCCTGCCGCTCCATCAGCACCGCCGGGGCCGCGCTCTGGCCGCTGCCTTCGTCCTTCGGCACCAGTGCCGCAGCCTTTTCTGCTGCTGTCAGCAATACCGCTGTCACCTTGGCCGCGTCTTTGTCGCTCATGGCAAGGCTCTCGTATCGCTCCAGCTGCTTTTCCAGCTCGGTGCGCTCTTCGTCCGTCAGCTGCCGGTCGTAGGTCCCCGGTGCGCTGCGTATCACAAGGCCTGTCTCGGCAGCGTCCTGCAGGTTTTCTTCCTCGCTCTTCAGCAGCACGCCCAGCTCATAGTTTCTGGCCCGTGCATCCTCATCCAGACGCTGCTGCAGCTTTGTCCGTATCTCGGCGGCGCGCTGGTTCTCTGCTGCGCGCTGCTGCAGGTAGCTCACCTGTGCTTTTGCGCCCAGCGCCGCTCTGGCTGCGATCTCCCGCGCCGCTTCGGCCCGTGCTTTTGCAAATTCTCCGTCCGGCTTCTTTGCTTCCTCTGCCACCCAGCTGCGGATGGTGCTCTCCGGCACGCCGTATTTTCTCGCCACCGCACAGATGGAGTTTGTGCCGATCATGGCCATCACCACCTCGGCCCGCACCTTTGCCGGGTACTTTTTGCCCCGGCCCTGCCTGCCCGGCACGGTGTTTTTGCAGTATCTGCGCTCAGCCATGCCCGGCCCTCCTTCCTGTGCTGTTGCTTTCAGCCTACCACCAAACAGCCTGCAAAAACACTGCGGACATTTTGCGGTCGTCGCAGCGAGTACGGGTTGTGGCTCCCAGCGTCTGCTTCGGCCCTTGGGGCGGGCCTTGCATCCTGCTGGCCACGGCCCCAACAACTCCTCCCTGTTTCCGCCACTGGCGGCGGTCGTCGTTGTTGCATCACAAAACCACCGGATGCATCCGCACCCAGTGTTTCAGATCAGCCCTGCTTTTGCAGCAAACACCGCTGCCGTGCTCAGCGTTTCCAGCTCCTTGTGGTAGTAGGTCGTCCGCCCAATGTGCAGCCTTTCGATCGTTTCCGCCTCCGGCCGCTCTTCCAGATACCGCAGCCTGAGCAGAGCCGCACAGGTCCCGTCCGCCTCGGCATAGTAGTCCAGCACCTGCCGGATCACCCGTCCCCATGGGTCCGGCCCTGCGGCCGCACAGCCTGCCGCGTCCGCTGCTTTCTGCTTGCGCCCGTACTGCCGCAGCGCCTTTCTCACAGCCTTCTTCTGCTGTCTGGTCACTCATCCACCGCCTTTCACGGCTCTATCTGCTTTCCAAAATTTCCCTTCATTCGCAGTTTCGGCCCGTTTCCGTCACTGTCCGCGCATTTTTACGCTGATTTTGTGTATTTCTCCGCGTTTCGCGCAATTATTACACGCAAAATAAAATAATTTTATCTGTCAGGTGCGAACTTTCGCAAACCCTCTCCGCCGCAGGATCAGATACGCCTGCGCTTCGGTGGCCTCCCATCCGTCTGGTCGCGGCCTGTCCGCTTCGTACAGCTGTCCGGGGTCATAGATCATCACCTGTACCACCTCAAAACCCGGATAGTGCTGCTCCCACCAGTAGGCATTCTCTGCGCATTCGGTGCAGCCCTTGCGCAGCTGGCGGCGGCTCCACTTCGTGTCGCTGGGTGCCAGTTCTTCCGGCTGGCTCAGATTGCGTGTTTCAATGCAGGCCCGCTCTTTGTGGCCGTATATGTAGCCTATGGTCCCGTTCTTGCCCTGTCCGTCCACGCCCAGCAGCTTCTTCATGTCCATGCGGTCGGCGTTCATGGTGCCCAAAGGCTCGTACTCACCTGTTCCCGGCACGCGCCGCCGCCACAGATCTTCCAGCATTTCGCGCCATTCCCGCCGGTCGGCAGCTCCCATCCCCACACATTCGGCAAAGCCGTGCATGTGCAGCCGTCCAGCTTCGCCTTTGCGCACCGCCCATAGCATCATTCGTATCTTGTCCCGGTTCACACCAAAACGCTTTACCGTGGCACCGATCACCCGCCGCTTGTAGTTCTCCACATCTCGCCTGCAGGCTGCAAAGTCCTCCGGCAGATAAAGCTCTTCGTATGTTCCGGTCAGGAAAAAGCCGTCCCGGCCAAAGTTCGCAATGGCCTTGCGCTGCTTGCGGCGTAAGCTGGCGTGCTTGTTCCGCTCTTTCTGGCCCCGGTCGCTCTCCTTGTGCTTCTTGCCGCGCCTGCGGTGCTCCTGATCTGTCACTGCATAAATGCCAACGGCCATGTACTCGCTGCCGCACCGGTATTTCTTTTCCCGAATGTAGCTCTTCTTCATCTGGCCGTCCTCCTGCATCGGTATGCTGCCGGTGTTTGTTTTCTCTTCTGTGCCCATCACCGTCACAGAAATAACGGGTATACTAGCTCCCCAAAGCGCCCACCCCGGACGCTGTAAAAAGCGGTTCATCCTGCTATAAAATAAATGGTATAAAGGCTCCCGCCTGCCGCCGGTACGCTCCGGCAGCACCCGGCAGACTTTATCCTGCTGCGCTGTCGCCAAAGCCCCCGGCATCCTTTTGCCAGGGGCTTCCTCTGTTATTTTTTTCGTCTGCGCTGTCCTTTGTGCGCCATCCAGCCTTCCTTTACGTAGTCGCTCCGGTTCACTCTGTCCCGGGATACCATGTCCTTTGTGTAGGCTTTTTCTGCTTTCACCGCAGCCGCCCATGCCTTGTACTTTTCGCACGTCCCATGGCACGCCGGGTGCCTTCCCGGACAGTCTGGTTTGCAGCACCATGTGATCATGCCGGTGCCTCCGGTTTTCCTTCTGCAGCCCAGTAGCCGTAGCTCAGCTCTTTTTTGCCTGCTTTCCGAGCCGCAGCGTTGTAAAGGCACAGCTCATGCACATCTCGCTGCAGCTCGTCCGGCTTCTCAATTCCCGTGATCGGCGGCCTGCTCTTTTTCGGCACGCTGCTTCTGGCTCCCGGCGCATTGCACAGCACGCCCCGCCGTATCCTCTTCCGTGTCAGGCTGTAAATGCCCTGCGGCCTGCAGTGCCCGGCATAAAAAACATTCGTCACGGTCTGTGTGTTCTTAAACAGACCCTTTTCTACCAGCTCTGCGGCCGCGCCTTCGTGCAGCAGGTTTCCGTCCGCGTCAAACATGCTGTAAAGCCATACCTCCCGCATCTGGGTGCCGGTCCTGTGGTCCGGTTCTGCTTTCGGCTTTGGCTGCTTTTCTTCCCGCTCTAGCCGCCACTTTTTCGGCTTTGCCTTTTTCTTCTTCTGGTGGGCATAGCCTGTGCATACGCTTTCAGCGCGGTTGTAGTATCCCTGTTCCATCAGCTCCTGCGGTGTACCTTTTGCACGCAGTGCTCCGGTCTTTGCATCGTACAAACTGTAAACGTATTGCTTGCTCACACTCTTCCTCCATACAGTTCAAACTCCGCACCGTCTTCGGTGATCAGCACCCCGCCGTCCAGCGCTTTTGCCAGCTGCTGCAGCCTCTGGGCGCTCAGCTTTTCCAGCCCGCCGGGCTTGCACCATCGCCGCACATCAAGCGGCCTTGTGGCCAGCATCAATGCCAGCGTGCTTTCATTTTCGCCACGGTAGATCATGGCTTCCTTCAACGTCATCTTAAACGTCTCCTCTCCCAGCTTTCCGGCGCAGCTGCCTGCTGCAGAACTGCCTCGATCTTCTTTTTGATCTCACCCGGTGCCAGCACTGCCGTGCCTGCAGGCGCAGCGCAGCGGCCCATGGCTCCGGCCATGTTCCGCCGGAAGAAAGCATCTTTCTGTTCCTCATAGTCCCGGTCTGCCTGTTTTGCCCGCTCTTCGTCCGGGATGTCTTCCACAATAATGTCGTCGGTCTGCAAAGCGTCGCAGGCACAGCGGCGCAGGTGCTCCATGGCAACATCCAGCCCGTCCGCACGGCCTTCTTCATTCACCTGCCGGTAATTGGCAAGAGTCTCCTGCTTCAATCGGTTCAGCCGCCCGGCACCATATCCCAACAGCTCCATGCAGGCCTTTGCGTATAAGGTCCATACCATGCTGGCGGCCACATCGCCCGCCATGCGCAGCTGCTGCTCCCGTCGGGTACGCGGTGCACGCAGCACCGGCACCCGGAACTCCGGCTCCACGCCCTCCGGCATCCAGTTGTCCCGCATCGCCCTGCTCTGGTCGGTGCTGGGCATTCCTTTGCCGTTCGCCTGCATGGCAATGTTCAGACTTTCCAAGCCCAGCTCTTCGGCACGCAGCTCGATCCGGTTCAGTCGGTCCTTGCCCACACCAAAGCACTGGTGCAGCGCAATGATGATGCACCAGCGTGTCATTTCCGCAGTGCCGTCCCGCGTCAGATCCAGCTCCTGCCGCAGGTTCATTTTCTGCTTCACTGCTGTTTCACTCCTTCCCGGTACTGCTCAAACAGTGCGATCCAGTCCTGTGTGCTCAGCTGTTTGTCCCGGCTCGCTTCGCTCAAAAGCCGGTATGCACTGCTTTCCTTGTCGGCCGGGTGCTGCCAGTCCAGCTTTTTCAGCTCTTCGGCCATCCGGGCACGGTATTCTTCCAAGATCATCTTCGTTTCCCTTTCACGGCTCCCCGCGGTCGTTCATCCAGCTGGCAGCCAGTGCTCTGGCATCCGTCAGCTTGTCGCACAGCATGTTCACCGCGGTTTCCTTCATCCACTCCGGCAGCCGGTCGGCCTGCAGCAGAGCCGCACCCATGTCCCGCACAAGCTCTTCACCGTACTGCTCCATCCGCTGCCAGATCTCCGTTTCTTCCGGTGTCATGTTCATCGGCGGCCGCATCTCAGCCCGCCTTTCTCCGGCTTTTCGGCTTCACCGTGTCCGCCGGGGCTTTGTGTGCCTTGTTGCCTTTCCTGCTTTCCTTGTCCGCACAGCAGCCAAGGCCCAGCATGGCCAGCGCTGCCGCCAGCAGCACCAGCGCCGCAGCGGCCCAGCCCAGCATTTCCCAGCCGTTCGCGCTGTGCTCAATGCCGCTGGATACCAGCAGCGCGCCAATAGCCGTCACCATAGCTGCCATATACCACAGGCTTGCCCGGATGGTTGCTTTCAGTTTCACTTGTGTTTCCTCCTGTTTCGTGTTAAACTTCTGGTGATAGTGGCTCAAAACTATCACCCTGTAAGCTCGTCGGTGTTCGCTGCACCGGCGGGCTTTTTGTTTGGCCGGTTCAGTTTTCCCTGTTCCAGTGCCCGGTTCTTGTCAATGCGCCACAGCCGCGGTCCCACCTTTTCGGCAGGCAAAAGCCCGCTGCGGCACATCTTCTGCACCGTCTTTTTGTCAATGCTCATCAGTTCGGCGTACTGTGCCGGACTCAGATATGCCGGCAGCTGCCGCGCATCATAGATCCGCGCTTTTCTCATATTACGTCTGCCTCCTCAATCCGGGCTGAAGGTCTGAAACCGGCATTCTTCTCCCGTTTTCGCTTTTATGTACCCGGCATTCTCTGCATCCGCCAGGCTGTAAAAGTCAAATTTTTCTTTCAGGCACGCCAGCACCTTCCGCTGCATCGGCTCCGGCACGCCCGCCTGCCGCATCGCCATCAGGCAGTATCCCATGCAGGCTGCATTGCTCCACGGTTCACTCAGCCCTGCCAGTGCCTGCATGGCGTATTCTTTTTCCATCATTGCTTTTCTCCTTTCGTGCACTTCTCCTCCTTGACAAAGGCTCCCTCCCCGAGGGAGCTGTCGGCGCAGCCGACTGAAGGAGTCTCATGCGCTCTTGCCACTTCTCCCTTTCCTGTGCTACAATCATCTCAAAATAGGAAAGGAGGTATTTTCACGGCATCACAGTTTCAAATCCGTACCAAAGATATCCCATTGCTCGTTCATGCGCTGCAATCGCTCGAAACTGTACCGGATACATGGTTCGGATCTGTAGACGACCCTTCTTTGATCTCTGAAATGAAGAATGCTGCCCGCGCCCTTCCGGTCAAACTGCGGCTCAAGACTCTTCAGCTGTCAAGCCTCGATGTTCTGGCTCTGCAGCAGGCTTGCTGCTATCAGTGTTTAGAGTGCAAGCTTTCAAGGCAGGACTACAAACTGCTGGAAGACTATTCAAATCAGTTCGCAGCACTTCTGGCTTCTGGCAATCTTGGTATGTTACAGTAAATATCTTTCCTTGCGCGCCATTCATAAGCGCTGCTCTCTGTGCCCGCCTCAGGCGGGCTTTTTCTTTGTTTTCGTCCACATTCTCTCTCCTTTCATCTCCCGATCCACAGGTCCAGCCCGGCCGCTGCCAGCAGCACACCGGCAAACACCATGGGCGGGTAGCTGATCCACCATCCCACATTGAACACCACCGATCCGATCAGCCCGATCAGCAGTGACCACTTCCGGCGGCTCATGCGCTCTTCTCCGGGGTTGCGGGGTGGTCAATTCCGAAAAGTTCATTCGGAGTAACTCCCAGTGCCTTACAAATCGGTACAACATCATCTGATGTCAGCCGCTTCCTGCCACGTAGCAATGCGTTAAACTTCTTCGGGTCATACCCTGCTGCCCTTGCCACCGCAGATTGTTTCAAACATTTTTCATCAATGATTTTGTAAATCATGTCCGTTGCACTCATTCCATACGCTCCTTTCATGTACAAGTTTCTTGGACATTTTTACAGTAGCACAAGTTTCTTGTTTCGTCAAGAGCTTTGTACAAATTTCTTGTACTTTTGTCTTGACTTTTCAAGACAGCACCTTTATACTGACCATAGAACGACAATTTTAGGGGGTGTTACAAGTGTCCTTCGCAACCCGTCTCAGACAGGCCCGTGAGCAGTCCGGTCTTACACAGCAGGACCTAGCAGAAAAGCTTGGCGTCACAAAAAGCGCTATAGGAAACTATGAAAACGGTGTCAGCAGTCCAAAATGGGACGTTCTTCTAAAAATTTTTGACATTCTTCAGGTAGAGCCAAATTTCTTGTACCAGGACAGCTTTTCGTTAGACGTTTCCGAATCCCGTTCTCTTACCCCCCAGCAGTCCGCGCTGCTGTCGTCCTTCGATCAGCTCAATGAGGAAGGCCAGCAGAAGGCCGTGGATTATGTAGATGATCTGGTGCTCACCGGGCGCTATAAAAAATGTGCTGCGCTTGGCCTGGGCACAAAAGAAGCATAAATAAAAAAATTCCGTTTCGCTACTTGCCGAAACGGTTCGTTTGTACTGGAGTGATTTTCATGTTTTCTACTGGTATTTCTTACAATGAAGCCGAATCTGCCATTCAGAAACTTGACCCTTCCATGCGTGCAGACTATGAAAAAAGTCTCTCCGACCTCCGAAAAGCCGAGACCGTCTATGCGGAAGAAGGACGGCAAGCCATCAGTTACATGGGTTTGGCGCTCAACTTGGAGAATGCCATGCAGGAACTCGCCGCCACAAAGTCTCTCCTAGATCAGGAACGCGAAAAGTGTCAATTCCTCGACCGTAGTATTTTTCCAATGCTTCTTCTGCTCTGCGGTTTTTTGAGTGCTTTCATCATACCGTTGCTTGCACATTCTTTGTCTTTTTCACCCTTATTGGCCGTTGCTGGCTCTATCGCTTTTTCTGTCATTCTATCATTTATCGGCATCGTCTATACCTACGGAATTTCGGAGCACCTTGGCAAGGATCCTGATTTCTATTTGCTCTATAAATCCTCTCAAAAAGTAAAACTTGCCTTTTTTGTGCTTCTGCCCTTGATGGTTGAGACCATCTATGGAATTATTGAATATTTCCGCCGCTAATCATAAAAAAATCCCCGGCACAAATGTGCCGAGGAAGAAAGGATTATTATGGTTTCTTTTTGTGGGAGTAAGCCTCCCGAAGAGCCTTATTCTCCACCTGAGGTCGTACCTGGCGATATCAACAGCTACATCAAGAACCGCCTGGATGATCAGATCACCTGGTACGATAAAAAGGCTCAACAGGCCCAGCGCACCTATAAACGGATGCAGCTTACTGAGTTGATCGTTGCTACAGCCATTCCGCTGCTTGCCAATTATACAGCCAGCTGCCCTGCCATCGCTTTTGTTGTCGGTCTGCTTGGCGGTATCATTACCGTTATTGAAGGCACAGAGCGCCTTGGCCGCTATCATGAGAACTGGGTCGAATACCGCTCTGCCTGCGAAATGCTGAAGCATGAGAAGAATCTCTATCTCATGGACGCATATCCGTATGGCACCGACGAAACCAAAGAGCAGCTCTTCGTCCATAACATTGAAAATCTGCTTTCCTCTGAAGGTAACAAATGGAAAGCCTCCAATATCAAGGCCGCTTCTCCCAAAGAGAAAACTCACTCTGAGACCGGTTCATAAGTTTTTTCAAAGATATCCGGCTTACAGGGATATTTTTCCCCGTTCACGCCGGTGATGATCCAGTCTCCCGGCGAAGCATGCATAACGCCTTCCAGCGTTTCAATGTACATGTCCTTGTCCGTCTGATATGCGTCAACGATCACTCTTTTTTTCTGGAATTTCATACTGTCCTCCAATAGTTCAGAAAGGATGTTTAAAATGCCCGCTTTATATGATTATCGTATTTTTATCAGTCACGCATGGAAGTATGGCGAAGACTATGATCGACTGGTTTCCATGCTGGATCATTCTCCGTGGTTTTCATTTTATAACTACTCAGCTCCACAGGAAAAACCGCTTGCATTATCTTCCAGCAACGCCACCGATGCCGAAATCGAGCAAGCCATCACAGCCAAAATCAAAAACGCACAGGTCGTTCTTGTAATCGGCGGCATGTATGAGCTCTACCATAAATGGATGAAATACGAAGTAGACGAAGCTATGCGCATGGGCAAGCCCATCATTGCTATTATGCCCTGGGGCCAGTCATATATGCCGGTTGAGCTGCAAGCAAAAGCAACTCAGATCGTTGGCTGGAACTCCACATCCATCGTGAAAGCTATCCGCGATTTAGCCTGACTTATTTTATCATTTTTATCCAGCCTATGCAAGCTGCTCCATTCAAACGATTTAACGTAAATTTCATTTTTGTTATGTTGATATCATGCGTGAATTGCAATACAATAGACGCAAGGAAGACGATCTCATGGCAAATAGAGTTTCCCACCTGACGCGGATGAAGCGCCAGAAGAATAACCGGAGGTGTTTTTATGAGTGACCGAGAAAAAATCGTTCAGCTGCTGGATGAAGTTCCTGCCTATAAGCTTGGTTACATTCTGGCATACGTGCAAGGCCTGACCGCTGATGAAGATGCCGATGATGCTTATTGTGAGCAGCTTTACCAGAACTATCTGAAAGACCCGGATCGCGGCCAGACCCTCACGGAGGACGAAGTCTGTAAACAGCTCGGTATTGCTTTATGAGCTATACCATCCTGTACGAGAAGCCTGCCCTCAAGTTCATCCAGAAGCAGCCAAAAGAACAGCAGCGGCGTATCCTGGAAGCAGTTCATGCCCTGCCCGATTCCGGCGACATCAAGCAGTTGAAGGGTCACACCGGGCTGCTGCGGCTGCGTGTTGGTTCCTACCGCATCATCTACACGGTCGATAATGGCAGATTGATCGTTCGTATCATAGATGCTGGCAACCGCGGGCAGATCTATAACCGCTATTGACCTTCAGGAGCGCCCACCCGGCGCTCCTTTTTTACAAACGCAAAGAACCCCTCAGCTGTTTCCAGCCAAGGGGTTCTCTGCTCTGCTGTCTGTCCAAAAGAAAAGTAGGAGTTTCTATCATGGAATGCCTTGCAAATCCCGTCGCGTCTCCGCTTTTCTATTGTAAATCCAATATGATCCTTCTGCAACCCAGAATTTTTTCAGAGGAGGTGTGTACACATGGCAAACAAAAAAGGTTCCGATGGCCGTTACCGCTACCGTGTCTGCATCGGCAAAGATGAAACCGGTAAGCCCAAATACAAAAGCTTTTATGGTTCCACCGCAAAGGCAGCGCGTGCTGCTGCCGAAGCTTACCGCACAGCACTGGGCAAGGGAATGGATCCCGCCCAATCCAAAGCCACCCTTGCTACTCTGTACGATAACCTGATTGCTGCCAAAACAGCCAAAGGCATCGGGCAAAAGAGTCTCGACCGCTATGAAGACAATAAAAACCATTGGGGTCCGCTTCTGGATCAGCCTGCAGCAGACCTTCGCACTGCCGACTTTCAGCGGGTTCTTAACTCTCTGGCCCAGTGGCACAATGGCAAACCACCACTGTCCCACTTCACGCTGTCCAATCTGCGCAGCAGCGCCAAGGCTGCCTATGAACTCGCTATCCCAGAAGTGGTACAATACAATCCCATAGTTAAAACCACCTGCCCTGCCGGTGCTGATCCTGAGCACCGTGAGCCTATCACAGAGGAACAGCAGCAGTGGATCCGCGAAACGCCTCACCGCGCCCAGCGTGCTGCCATGCTACTGCTTTACTCAGGCCTCCGCCGCGGCGAAGCTACCGCCCTCACTTGGGCCGATGTCGATTTGAAAGAAGCCACGATCACCGTTCACAGCGGTTATAATTTCAAGGATAAAAAAATCAAGGATCCCAAAACAGAAGCCGGTGTCCGGGTCGTTAATATTCCAAAGATCCTTGTGGACTATCTCAAAACTCAGCAGGACGATTGCTTGTATGTACTGCATACTGTAAAGGGCCACCGCATGACAGAGCAGGCATGGAAAACTCTGTGGAGCAGCTACATGGCCGATCTGAATGCAAAGTACGGCTATCACGGCGAAGAAAGCAAAAAGCGCCCAGGCGGCCTGCCCATGCGCATTGAACCCTTTACACCTCACCAGCTGCGGCACACCTTTTGTACCCTGATGTACTTTGCCGGAGTCGATGTTCTCACCGCCCGTGATCAAATGGGTCATAAGGATATCAGCGTCACCCTCGGCATCTACACTTCTCTTGACAAAAAATTCAAGAAGAAGAAGATCAATCGTCTGGACTCCTATCTCAAGAAACAGACCGGCTAATTTGTAGTGGCGCAAAAGTGGCGCGCGTTGTTTGTATTTTTATCGTATTTATGTGTTTTATTCTAAATTCCATGCTCGCTCGTAATGAGCAGGTCGCCTGTTCGAATCAGGTCAGTAGCTCCAAAAATCCTACGAATTTACGTTTAGAATCGTAATTTCGTGGGATTTTTTTATTTAGTCTCGCAAGTTTTCGCAAAACCGCAATATCGCCCACAAAACAAGACAAAATAAAACGCCCCGTGACACCATTTCATAGGGCGTTATACGCATTTTTATGCTTTCTTTTGGACAGGCTTCTTGAGTTCACAATGTAGGTTTGTCAATGATGTGTTTCTGTGATGTTTGGTGTAGCAATTTAACTGTACCACAGAACGACTCATTCGTCTTTTTTCACTTTGTGACACATCTATTGTAATCCTACACAGCTTTTATTGTTCAATATATGAAATTTTATTGAAAATTTTTCATGGTAGTGGTAAAATATTTTTATGTCTTTGTCATTCTGTGCCCCTTCGCGGTAGAGGGAGAGCGCAAAACAGAAAAGACTCAAAAATTGCGGCATCCTTTCCGTGGGTGGGTTTTACAGCACACACTCTTGCGGGCGGTGATGTATGATCAGTAAGCAAAAGCAGCCAACCGCAAAACGATGGCTGTCCAAGAAGTGTGAGGAGGAGGATCGGATGAAAACAAAAACATTGCGCCGCCTATTTTCCATGCTTGTGGCACTGGTGATGGGGCTATCCCTGCTCACCGGATGCAGCGAAAAAAATGCGGAACGAACACAGGAGCAGGAAGACGCTCAGACTATTCAGGTGTATCCGTGGAGCACCAGCCTGTACGAAAACTATGCGCCCTATGTTCAGGCGCAGCTGCCGGACGTGAACATTGAATTCATCGTCGGCAACAACGATCTGGATTTTTACAAGTTTTTGCAGCAAAACGGCGGTCTGCCGGATATCATCACCTGCTGCCGGTTCTCGCTGCACGATGCGGCACCGTTGAAGGACAGCCTGATGAACCTTGCCATGACCAATGAGGCGGGCGCTGTGTACAACACCTACCTCAACAGCTTCAAAAACGAGGATGGCAGCGTGAACTGGCTGCCGGTGTGCGCGGATGCCCACGGCTTTGTGGTCAACCGCAGCCTTTTTGAGCAGTACGATATTCCCCTGCCCACCGATTACGCAAGCTTTGTAGCGGCCTGTCAGGCTTTTGAAAAGGTAGGCATCCGCGGCTTTACCTCCGATTATACCTACGACTACACCTGCATGGAAACCCTGCAGGGGCTTTCCGCTGCCGAGCTTACCACCACCGCGGGGCGCAAGTGGCGCACTACCTACAGCGACCCCGCCAGCACCGCGCGGGTGGGTCTGGACGACACCATATGGCCGGGGGCGTTTGAGCGGATGGAACAGTTCATTCAGGATACCCACCTTACAGCAGATGATCTTGCATTGAATTACGACGATGTGACCGGAATGTTCCGGAACGGAGAAGTTGCCATGTACTTTGGCAGCTCTGCCGGCGTGAAGATGTTTCAGGATGAGGGCATCGACACGATCTTTCTGCCCTTCTTCAGCCAGAACGGCGAACCGTGGATCATGACCACCCCCTATTTCCAAGTTGCCCTGAACCGGGATCTGGAGCAGGACACCGCGCGCCGCGAAAAAGCCATGAAGGTGCTGAACGTCATGCTCTCCGAACAGGCGCAGAACCGCATCGTCTCGGAGGGGCAGGACATACTGAGCTACAGCCAGAACGTTCCCCTGCGCCTGACCGAGTATCTGAAGGACGTCCGCAGCGTGGTGGAAGAAAACCACATGTATATCCGCATCGCCTCCAACGATTTCTTTGCCGTTTCCAAGGATGTGGTCTCCAAAATGATCGCAGGCGAGCTTACCGCTGAGCAGGCGTATCAGGCCTTCAATGCCCAGCTCCTTGCCGATGAGGAGCCTGCCGACAACGAGACCGTGCTGACCTCCGGGAAGGCCTATTCCAACGTATTCCACGCAAACGGCGGCAGCGCTGCCTTCTCCGTGATGGCAAACACGCTGCGCGGCGTGTATGGCACCGATGTGCTGCTTGCCACCGCAAACAGCTTTACCGGCAGTGTGCTGCAGGCGGATTATAACCAGAAAATGGCAGCTTCCATGATCATGCCGAACGGTCTGATGTCCCGCCAGCGCACCATGACCGGTGCGGAGCTGAAAGAGACCGTCCACGCCTTTGTGGAAGGCTGCGAGGGCGGGTTTGTGCCCTTCAACCGCGGTTCTCTGCCAGTGGTCAGCGGCATTGCTGTGGAGGTAAAAGAGAATAACGGCAGCTATACCCTGACCGGCATCACCCGGAACGGGCAGCCGCTGGGAGATAACGACACCGTTACCGTGACCTGCCTTGCAACGGAAAAGCAGATGGAAGCGCTGCTTGCGAGCGATAGCGGCACGTCTGCTGGCGAAGATACGTGGGTAAAAAACACATGGCGCGATTATATCTCCGGCGGCGCAGCGCTTGCAGAGCCGGAAAACTACATGACACTGAGGTGA